GGTAGTTTGAACTATGCTTGCAGAAGTAATAAGAGCGCCAGCCGGAATAACAAAAGATTGTGTAGTGGCTGCGTCGTTATATGCTACTGAGTCAGTTTGGGCAACGATAGTTGCGCCCATGTTACGGATTGTGCCAGCAGTGGTGCCGGTGGTGTTTTTAACAGTGCCCAAGAGCCAAGGGCCAAGGTGAGTAGCGAAACCCATAATATATTTTCCTCACATGCGAGTTAAGTATGTCAATTTGCATGTAACTAGCCGGGGCTATTTGACATACCGGTATTCCCGGAATACTTCTTTATATCACACCTGTTTAAAAACGCAAGTACAATTCGCGCATTATGCCCGCCAAAGACAAAGAAAAACGAAACGCTACAAACCGAGCAAGTTATGCGCGGAATAAAGACGCACGACAAAAGAAAAACCGCGAGAAAAAAGCAACCGCAAAAGAAAAATGGAAAGCGTTTAAAAGTACATTATCGTGTGTACAGTGTGGACAAAACCACCCAGCCACCCTAGACTTCCATCATATTGAAAAGCACCCAGATAACCGTAAAGTTAACAAGTTGTTAACTAATAAAGCCTACAAAAAAGCTGCTGAAGAAGTTAAAAAATGTATGGTGTTGTGCAGCAATTGCCATCGAATACATCATTACAATGAACGTTTAGAAAAGAAAAAAGGGGCCGAAGCCCCTTCTAATTAATACTCGTACAAAACCCAGTCGTCTGACTCATTATCGTAGCAATAAACGTCACCTGACTCATCAACGTACCAAACATTGTCGTCTTCGTCAACTTCAGCCCAATCTTCTAAGTCTTCGTCGTAGTAATACAGAACGTCTGACTCTTCGTCATAGAACCAAAGAACGCCGTCTTCATCGCAGTCAAACTCAACGTCATACTCTTCGTCCAACTCTTCAACTATTTCCAAGTCCAACGCGTCCAACAATTCTTCAACATCAACCAGCAAAGTAATAGATGCAATCATGATAAGCTCCGTAGTTAAAAAAGCAACCCCCACAGGTCGCAAAAATTATCCTACACCACGATTATGACAAATCAAAAATACGGTTAGACTCGTTCCACCGTTTCATACGCTTGCAATAACCGCTTTAATTTTCGTATCTCTTCATCACGCTCGTTTAGTTTTTTCTGCAAACTTGCGCTTAAATCATAAACTTCTGCAATTTTTTCAAACCGGGTTTTATGATCTGCCAGCATCATGTTGTACAAACGCTCTGATGCTTCGATTTGTTTTTGTATAAAATTGTCCATATGTACCTACCTTTTAAAATAAAACGGGGCCGAAGCCCCGTTTAAACACTTGATTACACCTGCTTAAGCGCCTTGCGAAGCAAAAACGCCCAGTGGGTCAGAAACACCGAACGAATAACGCTCACGAGCTTTATAACGAGCATTACCTGTGTCGAAGTCGCCGTCCATTGATTGCGCTAATGGCATACGAATGAAGTGCTTTAAACCGTTAGGCACGTCTGTTGTCAAGAACCAAGCGTTCGTGTCAGTCAGATAGTGGTTAACAGTATAGCCTTCAGGGATCGAGCCATTGTTCTTCAATGCGTTGATGTCGTTATCAGTTGTACCAACACGCAGTTCTGTTTCCAGCAGACGTGTAGCAACGAACATCAATGAAGGAGGAACGATTAGTTTCTTAGGCTTGGCAGCGATCAACAGACCACGTTCGTCAGTCCATGCAGCGATTTGAATAACTGCGGCTTCCAAAGAAGTCTCATTCAAGTCAGCTTGAACTGCGAATGTGTTGCTGTTAGTACCACCGGACACCAGAGGGTGAGCAGTCGAGAACAAAACTTGACCGTCGCCGTAGGTTGGGCCACCAGCAAAGCCGCTGTTCAAAATTGCAGCCGCTTTAACTTGCTTGGTGTAAGCCATAGCACGAGCAAGAGCTTTGGTGTAACGCTGTGACAGTGAGTCGTACAGGTTATCTTCCATCGCTTCTTCAGTCACCGCAAAACCCATTGCAATGGTTTCGTGGTTGTATCGTGCAGTCCAAGCTTCTTGTGCGTTGTCGTAACGAATTGCACTACCTTCGTTCTTAACAGGCGCAGCGCTGAAACCTGAAAGTTTAGTTTCTTCTTCGAAAGAACGCTCAGAGGTTTCAGTTTCGTAAATCTCCTTGTGCTCTTCGCCATAGCGTTTGTATTCCATACCAAACAAAGCGTTCAAGCCGGGGAGCAGTTCTTTAAGTAGTTGGGCGCGTGAAATAGCCATTATTTATTCTCCTTACGCCACGTTATAACGGTGGGTGCCGAAGTTAATCTTAACAAGCACCTCAGGTGTTTGCACCAAAGCAACCGAACCAGCAACTTGTGTTGCAATAGCTGTAGTCGTGATAGCTGTAGTTCCGGTAGTAGTAACCGTTGTTGACGCGGCTGTAGTAGCGCCAGTGTATTGCAACTGTCCGTTAACTACGTTAAAGATGTCCGTGCCCAAAGGAATGATTTGACCAACAGTCAAACCAGAAATACCTACGGAAGTTGACGCCGCAGCACCACCGTTCACATAAGTACCGCCAGAAGTGATTTGGGTATCTGGAACTAACGCCACGACACGGAAACCCGCAGTAGAAGCAGCTTGCGCAGTAGTTGCCACAACCGCACCTGAACCATTACCAAAGGCAGCGGAACCAGTTGTAGTAGTACCAACCATGTTACCGCCAACCAATAGCGACGAAGCAGAACCAATAGTGCCAGACGAAGCTGAAGTAGTTACAGCGCACTGGATAATCAGATCAGGATCATCAGCAACGATTGCAGTGATGTCACCAGCCGTTACACCGCCGGGATAGTACTGTGACCAAAGACGTTGCTTAGTTGTTGGGTTTGTGTAGTAGCAGCCCAAGAAAACACCAACAGTCAAGTGACCTGAAGTTGTGTTCAATGGATAGGTAATTACGTCAATGTAACCCGCGTTTAAATACACCAAATCGCCATAGTAAATTGCGTTGGTAGAGTTGTACTGGATCGGCAAATTGCGCGTCGAACCGGCATACACCTGACCACCAATGAGATTTACTGGCTTGTACCCATAAGGGGCAGATACAGTAGGATAAGCCATAAATTACTCCAAAATAAAAATTATGAACCAGAGCCAAAAGATACCTTGCTTCTCCGCTCACTGAACAGAGGCATACGAGGATCACTTTCACGCATAAAGTTGTTGTCTACTGAATTCATTTGTCCTTCGGCTTGCGTACGGAAATGTTCGTTGCGTTCTTGGACAAATTCAGATGGGGTTTTGCAAAGCATCAGTCCACCGATAACAATATTGTCTTTAAAGCGGTCATTTTCCGCATGAAAGACTTGAATCTCGGGATGATCTGAAGCCTTAACAGGTTCCCAACCTTCTCTAAATTTTGAGGTCACATTAGTGGCATCCATTTCACCTCGCGTACTTATACGTACCCAATGAAAGTCAAATCCCGGCTCCGGGTAGGGAGTAGGGAGAGTCTCAGGACGTTGCCAAGAACGTTTACGAAGACTATGTTCACGGGTTTCTAATTCGCGGTTAAGTTCATTTTTAGCCATTTTGTTTCCTCATTTCTTCAGCAACCTGTCGGGCGTACAGTTCCAATGGAACTCCTAATCTTTTTGCGATACTCACTTGCGTAGCCGTCAGCACGATTTTCTTGGGCGCAGTGCTTCTGGTGGCGGGTGCTACTACATTAGACTTACGGCGAGGTTTTTCACTCCCCGTTGTGTCCTCAGATTCGAAGCTTTCTGGGAACACTTGGCGCATACGAGAATTAATTTTCTCGTAGTATTCATCACTTTTTGGATTAACACCTTGCTTAATTAGCTTTTGGTGTAGACCTAAAGCAAAACTTGTCATTTCGTCGTCGTTTCCAAACCACGTATTATCTTGTTGCCACTGCTGTGCTTTGTGATCCGCGACTTGGGATGTTGCAGGTTGTACATCATTACTGTCATCTTGTAAAGGGGTAAACGTAAAATTGTTAACCTTTTCTGCCTTCATTTTGGCAGCGGTTAGCTCTTCTTGCGCTTCCACCACGGCATCGGAATCGCCAGACTCGTAGGCTTCTTTAAACCCACGCTTCCTAGCCGCCAACTCCGCAGCAGCTTCCCGTTTAGCTTGGTCTAACAATACTTCTTGGTTCTTATTGACCATCTCCTTTAGGCGGCGGTTTTCTTCCGCGATGGTTTGAGCCGCCCTAATGGCTTCCTCTTCTTTACGTACAGCGTCTTCTTTTGCTCTACGCTCGTCGTTGTACCCCTTACTAAAATGGCGTAAGCGTTTACGTACCTTCTCAGAATAATCCTGAAGTTCTTCGTCAGTTATTTCTTCTGGTGGGTCTGTAGGTTTACGACCTCGGTCTTTAGCTGGAGTATCGTCAACAATCTCAATATCAATCCTGTCGTCGTCCGCAGCTTCAATCTCTACCTTAATAACTTCTTCCTTAGACCCTTTATCAGGATCAGGAAACTCGAATGTAGTTTTTTCCATCTATATCTCCTTATGCACGTGAAATCCCACGGGGGTCTTCGACTACACCATCAACGCTATCTTCGTTAATAATGCGGAACTCTTTCCCATGAATCTTGACTCGTGTACCCGAGTGTGGGCGCACAAGAACAAAATCCCCAGCCTTACACCACGGGCCAGTTGGGTAGCGTTCTTTGTCGGTATAACAATCAGGGCCAAGAGATACGACGAAATACACCGTCGCTAATATTTCCTCGTGTTTCTTGGTTGTATCTGCTTTGATCAATCCACTGTCGTACTTTTCTTCGATGTCCGGTATGGCGCATAGAATTTTGTACCCAGAAGGTATTGGTAATTGTCTGGCTTTCTCCTCTGCCGTTTCGGGCAAAGTTGAAGTTTCTCCATCAGCAGTAGCAATAGCTAGTTCAGTCATCGTCATCTTCCACATGTTTAGCAAGGTCTAGTACTTCTCTACGTGCGGTCGCTAGACCACGAATTACGCCGCACAATTCTTTGTATTTAGCAAAGTCTTCGCAAGAGCCATCCAGTAGATGTCCCTGATACATCGTTATTTGTTCATCTATCTTTTCTTTCAGCACGTCAAAGACGGTTTTAGCCATTAGTCTTCCTTACTTTTCGTAGGTTGTTTAGGAGGAGTAGCTAGAGTCTTAAGCGCGTCTACTTTGAGACGGTTGTTGTTTTGCTTCTCTTGGGATTTCAAACGCATACCTTCTTTTTGCGCTTCCACGCCTATACGTTTGTCTTCCAGTTGTAGCTTGGCTGCGGCAATCTTTAAATCCTGTTGATCTTTAGCGGCCTTACGTTGTACTTCAGCCTGTTGTACCTGCAACTTAGCTTGTTCAAGCTGGAACATCGGGTCTTGTTGTTGCTGCTGTGCCTGTTGTTGCGCGGCATCTTGCTGATGTTGCTGTGTAAGTTGTTGTCCTGCTTGTGCAACCAAACGCGACAACTGAACCTCGATTTCCTCTGGCAACTCCTCGTCTGGAGCGGGTAGAGGTGCACCGAGTTGTTCTTCAATTTTCTTGCGGTAGCTAAACGCCAAGTGTTCAGCGATGTGTGCTTGTAGTGCCGCCATGATCTGCTGCGCTTGTGGGTTTTGACCAATCATTTGTGCAATCGCTGGGTCTTGCATCAACGCTGTATGTGCGGTGATATGCGCCTCATGATCTTGGTAGATAAACGCCTTCATCGGCTTACCAACTAATGCCGACATGTTCTCGCTAATCGGGTCGCGTGGCTTCTGATCTCCTGCTGCCGGTATGATCTTGTCGATGTTCTTCAGACCTAAAACTTCTAACATCTCTTTGTGCAAATACGGCAAGTCATAAATCTGAGGAGCAGACTGCGACATCTGGAACGCAGCTTGGTAAGTCACAATACGCTGCGCCATAGTGCTGGCGTTCGGATCACTTACAGGTATAACCTCAACCATGTCATAGTCGGCTTGCTTGACCATGCGAGACTCATCAACGTCTGGGTTGTAGTCGTACTCTTCTGGGGTGTAGTCACGGATGATAGCTTTTAGGAGCTTGAACTCCATCTTCATCGCAAAGTGCACACGCGCCTGAACCGCCGCCATTGGTTTTAACGTACGCTCTAAAAGCGCCAATGTTGTACCTACTGGAGCTTGCGCCGACATGTCGCTGATGTTCATATCACTGATCGCGCCTAACCTACGGCCTTCTTCAGTAATAGTTTGTAGCAACCCCGCCAGAACCTGTGATGGTTCTTTGTACGGCATCAACATGATGTTGTCTTTGATCGTGCCGCTAGGCAAATCAACATCTTTAAACTCACCCGGGCCTACAGGTGTGTCGTCACCTTTGATCCGTAACCCTCGGGCTTTTAATCCGCCGGGGAGGTTAGATAGAGTTCCTGCATCCACAAGTTGTCGGATAATGCTTGTTCCAGCGCGAGCATAGCCGCCAATAATGTGAATAAGTCCAAGACCATAGAAACCAAAACCGGGGATATAGACATAGTGTACAAAGTGATTGCGTTTGAGATGTAACTCGTCTTCCTCTTCCCAGTTACGACGAATAGCTAAAATTTCTTGTGTGCCACGCTCAATAGTTACTACATACGGACGTGCAATCTCGTCGTCTTCATCTTCCGCACCCTCAATAATCAGGTCAGCATGAATCTCATAAACTGTGAACCGATCATCGTTAGTGATCGTATATCCGGCGTCTTCGGCTTTCTTTTTCTCAATGTCGGTAGGG